TCGAACATGTCGAGCGTGGTGCCGACCGGGACGTTCGGGTTCTTGTCCTGAAGCTTCTCATAAGTCTTGCGGACGACTCCACGAGCGTACTCCGTCACGAATCCCAGAAGCTGGTAAAGCACGGCATTCGGCGGGTTGAATGGGACCGCCATGGCGATCTTGCGGACGTCATCGACGCCCACGCCGCCCTCAATCTCCGTCACCTGCGTCGGCTCAATGCGATCGGACTGGCCACCGCGAGAGCCACCCTTCAGCTTCAACATGCCAGGGAAGTTGTTGATGTGAGCCGAGTCGAGCAGGGCTCTCAGAGCGCCCGTAGCCGCTGCTGACAGGCTGCCGATCATGTGGGGCAGGCCGATGGGGTAGGCGCCGCGCCAAGGCACGAAGGGAAACTCAATCATGTGGATGAGTTCTTCCTGCTGCTCGTCGTCGGGATCCCAGTTGCGGTAGATCGACAGCACTTCCTTCGTCGTATGGTCCACCGTGACGAGGTAAGGGGCTAGGCCGAAGTTGTCTTCAAAGTCTAGGAAACAGGCGATCTCAAAGACCGTGCGCAGGCCGTCTTCGTTGTAGCTGGTCTGCTCGCGACCCTCGATCTTGTTGTTGGCCTTTTGAGGCCCAGTGAGGTCAGGCTCCTGCGGCGCCACAAGGTTGATGTCGCGATACATGCCGGTGCCGACGCGCTTTTCAAACTCAAGGCGTGTCACATACTGGACGTGCGTCTTGCGCTCGGCGGTGTAGAAGCTCGTGGCGCTGTAGGGAAGGTAAACGTCGTCGATGGGCACGAAGATCGCGCGGGGGCGATTGCGCTGCTCGTCCCAGACCATTTTGAGATACTGAGCGCCGCCGAGCGGAACCTGCGTCGTCAGTTGCTCAAGCTCTGGCCTGAACTCGACCATCTGCTGGGTCAGCTGCCAGTTCATGAATTTCTGTTTGCGCTTAGCCTTCTCAAGCTTGGCCTGCGTGACTTCACCGGGGATAAATTCCTTCACAGGACCATTAGCAGGAAACAGTTCCTTGATGACACGGGAAGAAAAGTCCACACAGGCTTCGGTCAGCATGGGGTGCACGACCTTCGACGCGCCCTGAAAGTCAGCTCCGCCAGGTGCGTCGTCGCCCAAGCCTGTGCGGCGCAAGCCTTCCTCGTATTGCTTGTCACGCAGCGACCTGGCTTCCTTGTCGCGCTCAATGAACTCCAGAAGCTGGCTGGAGATCATCATCATGTCGGTCGTCGGCATGTCCTCAGCCAGGTTCGCATAGAACTCGGCGTTCTGCGCAAGATCAGGCTCGTCGAGCGTTACAGTCGCGGATCCGTCTTCATGCTCCTCGATGTCGCTCTCGGCATCGGGCTGCATCTCGACTTCTGCGCCCTTTTCGTCTTCATCCATGGGAGAGCCTTACAGGTTTGATAAGGGTGATTGCCCAAGAGCATACCCTACATTCGGGTTTTGCGATATTGGGGACGGAGCAGGACTCGCATTGACGTTCTTCATGGTCAGCGTGGCAAGGCCCGGCTGCATGGTCGGTACAGACGCAGCAAACGACGGGGCCATAGGCGAGGCATGCGGGGCATCAGACCCAACAGCGTCACTGGCCAGCAGGCCCGGCGGCTGAGCGATGCTCCCGACAGGACCGCCGCCGTCCGTAAAGGCCATCGTGGGGTAAGGCGGAACGGTAGGCTGTGAAGGAGGCTGCATCGGGGAGACCAGCCCGCCATCGGCGAAATACTGATCGGCGTCGAAATAGCCGCCCTTCGCGGAATAATAGGCTCGCTCTGGACCAAGGCCGTAGCGGGTCAGATCAGTGCCGGGCCCGAGATATCGGCGCAAGATGGCCTCTTGCGTAGCGACCGGGTTCGCAGCCGTAGGCAGGGAATAGCTTGACCCAGAAGCAGGAGCGCCCGTGGCTGTGGCTGTGAGCGGCGGGATAAACTCGCCGCTACCACCGTCTCCACCGTTGCCTGACCCCATGTCGGGGGCGGATCCTGGCTCAGCACCCGTCAAGCCACTGACGAAGCCGCCCACCGTCGGGCCGCCGAGCAGGCCGGAAAGCGTGTTGGCGATGCCAAAGCCTGGCACTGCGCTAAACCCGAGGTTCACCGCCGTCTTGCCGGGGTTCGCAATGGCGTCGGCGATCTTGGCGTCGACAGCCGGGATGCCGGTATAGCTGGGCGCTTGAGCCTGCGTCGATGTGGCCGACATGGCAGTGGGCGCGGCAGGAGCAGAAACAGTAGGTGCAGCGGCTACGGGGCTTGATGGTGCTTGCGCAGCAGGAGCTTCAGCGACCGGCGCGGCAAATCCCATTTTGTCGCCAGTGGTTTGACCAAACGTTGATTGCTGATTCGCTAAAGCAGCTTGCTGCGCTGCGCTTACAGCAGATCTATCGGCGTTAATGTTAGCAGGAGCAGCAGCGGCTAATTGTGCTTGCGCCAATGCAGCGCGATCAGCGTCGCTGAGAGCGGAAACATGCTCGTCTTCCAATGCACCGAGAGTTGATGTAGGGCCGGAAGGTGCGGTTGATGTTGGGGCGGCAGCGACTGCTGATGCGGGGGCGGCAGCGCCCGAATATGTTCCAAGCGCTCCAGAAACTGGCGTTGTCGTAGCTGCTACCTGAGCAAGATCTACCGTTTGAGGACCAAGACCGAGTTGCCCATACGGATTGCCGGGCTGCGAACCATAGATTGCTTGCTGGCCTTGAGCCGCCAGAACTGCGTCATTCTTGGCTTGAAGTTGGGACATGTACGACCCGTTCAGGTTGTCCCAAAAACTATTATTAATAGTTTTGGCATAATCAGGGTTCATAGCCAGAAAAGCGCCAAGCCTGCCTTGAGCGGCCCATTGTTCAGCAGCACTGCCAACAGCTCTTGGGTTGCCGGGGGCTGGCATTCCTAACTCAGCCGCTCCAGCCTGACCAACGCTGAATAGATCACCAATAGCTGAACCAAGCGACCCAAGCGAGCCAAGCGTCCCTGACGAACCTTGCGCCGCAGCATTGGCGTCAAGACCAGCATTCACGGCATCAAGCGTGTCGCTCAGCGCAGCGTTCTGGTCAGCTAGAGAACTATATGCGCTGGGGCTGATGCCGGGATCAGCCTGCGGCGCGCTCATGAGAGCGCTCAGCTCATCTGGGGACATTATGGATAGAGACATTTCAGGGGATTCTTGAGTCTCAGTTGTAGCATTAAATGCAGCGGCAGCTTGCTCCGCGCTAATCCCGAGCGCCGCTGCCATTGCTTCAGGGCTACTAAAGGTTGCGGCAGCTTCCTGCGCTTTCGAGGATGGCGCATCTGGATCCTGAGATGCGTCAGGCGCATTTGCAAGGTCGGAATCAGCATTGTTGCCAAGACCAACAGCCGATCCTAGATCTCCAGTTGCGCCTGTGGCCGCAGCCGATGCTTCCGCCGCCGACGCCGCCGCCTCGCCAAGATCGCCAGCCACGCCCGTAGCAGCGGCGGCTGCTTCTGCCGCAGATGCCGCAGCTTCACCTAAATCGCCCGTAGCGCCCGCCGCTGCGGCTGCTGCCTCTCCAGCTGCGGCTGCTTCTCCGGCAGCGGCTGCCGCACCTTCGCCGTCGTCCCCGTCGCCGCACCCACAGCCGCAGCCGCAGCCGCACCCCTGAGCGGCAAGAGATATAATCCGGCTCTCAAGGACGCCAGCCATCGGCCCGCCAAGCATATTGAGAAGCGCCCGCTCATCAGCCGTGATCAGGGGCACAACCTTAGGATCCCCGCGCTCAGGCGCCTTCGTCTCAACGATCTTGGCCACCACATCGTCCTCGACGATGTAATGCTTCAACAACTTGGCCGCGAGGGCCCGAAGATCCTTGTCATTCATGTCAGGGCCTGCCGCTCTTCGTTGAACCGCTCAAGGTTCGGGAAATTGCTGAGCTTCTCCCCATTATCGCGCAGATTGGCCACTTCAATCAACCTCAAGTCCCGGAGGTCATCTTCGGAGACCTCCACGGGCTCGCCGGAGCGCCAATCGCGGATATCGCCGCTCTCGAGCCCCTGCGGTCGGTTGATGGTGGAAAACAGCCACGCCAGCCGCTCGGCGCGCTCGCCGAACAGGCCTTTGATCACCGGGCGCTGATCGCTCGGGACAGAAGCCTTCCTGAAGGAATTGGTGCCGTAGATCGAATGGAGGCCACCAGCGATGGCGACCTCTTCCTCGGCCCCCATGCGCTTGAGGTCGTCATAGGTGTTCGTCAGGTGC